GACGTGTGTATCTGAAATTGATAAAGTTATTGAAATCCTAGGGGCCAATGATATTTTCTCAAACGAGAAAGATTTCTATGATTTTGTAGACTTTGTCCTTGAACGTATGGAACTTATCTCCGATGCAGAATTAAAACGAATGCTCTTCTTCTTTTTTATCTATCTTGTAACCGAATACGAAAAACATAAAGAGATAGGTATTAATCCTACTTATCTTAAATAGAGCCTAGAGCTTTTTTTCCTTCGAGTCATTTTCAATTGACCACGACATAGTTTTATATCGACGAGCGATTACTATTCTATCGCAGGAACCACATAATAAATTAACATCGTCATGTTCTTCCTCGTGCGTCATAGATATAATGTCTTCAATCCCTAATTCAACGTCACATTTGAGACATTTATATGTCCTACTCTTTTTCATGATTCTCTTTCGCCCTAATATTAAACATATCTCCAATTCTACACACAAAAAAAGAAATAGGAATCGGTCCTATTTCTCGTTACTTTTTTATCTGAACATGTAATCATTCTGACGATAATCGTCTTCCCTTTTTTACACCCCTTTTCGTCTTCTTCTCCATTTTAGCAAGCTGAGAATAATAATCTTTTGATTCCAATAAGTGGGCTAAAGCTATTTTGCCAGTCTTTATTGGATTATTATTTGTAACATTAGTCTTTGGGCTTACTTTGCCATGCTCAAGTTCAACTGCAAATCCTTTCTTAAAGGCAGATAAAGGAATCTTCTTTTCAGCTATCTTGAGCTTCTTGGCTACTTGTAGAATGTCGTCATTCTTCATAATCTTCTTTCTTTTGAGCTAGGCGAGAGGATAGCAGGATATCACTCTCGCTTTCAACAAGGGCTACGGAGAAGAAATTTACTGAGGACCGCCAAGGCCAGCATTTGGGGGTTGCTGAACTCGACTATTATAGTCTTGACTATTATAGTCTTGATAAGGTTCTTGGCGGCCATCAGCGGGCTGAGAACTTGCGGGTTGTGACCCCTTTAATATCTTCTTGGCTATCTTAGTAGCCTTAGACTTTTGTCTTGGTGCAAAGGGCATGTTACCACTTTCCAGCTTTATCTTTTCGGTTGTTACCTTTGATATCACCGTGAAGTTGTTCATCTATACCGCCCATGGTGTCATCATAACCATTGTTACCACCACAAGGGATTGATGAAACATCAGTAATCGATACCTCTTGAGGTAAGTTACTGCGGTTGTTATCAGCTTGTCTAACGCCATAGTATTTCTTTTTCATAAAACACCTCTGTAGAAACTGCGGATCTCTCCGCAAGGATTAACCTCTATCTACCCGTGAAAACTTTTTCACTTCGGTAATGGAGTTCAGACAAATAATACTAATATTTTTAAAGAATAGACAAGGCTTTTAAAGTTTTATAATTCTTATTTTTGGGAGATGGTTTTAATGTAAGGGCATCTTCTGCTGACCACCCTGAATTTAAACGTCCACGTATTACACTGTCATGAATACCTTTTTCTTTTGACCAAGCAGAAACCTTTTGGGTCTTACCAAAAGCTGTTAACTGTTTGAAGACCCGCCTATTGGGTTTTAAAGAAAGAGCTTCTTCAACTGATAATTTTTTCGCTAGTCTACGCAAAATCATATTCGAATCTATTCCAGTTTTATTAGCCCATTCAATAAGAGTTAATTTTTCCCCAAAAGCCTCTAGGAACCTTGAAGATCTTCTATTCCGGCACTGTTCTTGATGACTTGCCCATCGACAGTTTTCTTTAGTGTAATTACCATTATTATCTATTCGATCTAAAGTTTTCCCAGCAGGCCGCTCTCCCATATCTGCATAAAAATTTAAAAACTTTAGCCAGGAGTCACAAACTTTTATCCCTCTAGCTCCGTAATAGCAATATCTTTTATTTTTAAAATTATTACACCTACCAAGCATTTTTCGCCATGTAAAATAAGACTTAGTTCCTGATAAACTATTTTGAGTTCGTCGAATACATCCGCATGATGGGATTTTACTTTTCTTTAACCAACATCGATTCGCAATATGTTTATTCCCACACGAACATAGACAATTATACTTAGGATGCCTAATAGTTCCGTCAACACTTTTATTTACAACCGTTAACATTCCAAATTTTAAGCCTGTTAAATCTTCTGCCATAGAATGGACTCCTTATTATACAAGTCCATTCTATCATTTTCGTAAATATTTAACAAAACATTTCTAGACTACAGGCTCTTTAAGTTTCGTTGCTGTTTCTATTTTTGTTTTTGCAGATTCTACCTGTGTTTCAGCTTTTGTTTGCAGTTCATCAGTCTTCAATAGATTAGCAAGAGCTACTAGTTTCTCTATCTGGTTTATGTCAATTTGCTCAATTTCTTTCATAGCCTTGACCATGTCGAGCACACCAGCCATTCGATCCTTAGAAGCCTCTGCCTGACGTTCTATAGCCATCGCCTCGTTTTCGTTGACCCTACTGAGCCGCTCAATTCCCAATCCTCTATCGGCTTCCGCCCTCGCGTTTGCAAGATTAGTCCTTGCTTGAATCTCTGCCATTTGAATTTGCTGTTGTTGTTGTTCCTGTTGTTGAGCTTGTTGTTTTTGCTGCTCAATTTCATCAAGAATTTCTTTTTTATTTTGTACAACCATATTCTCAATGAAAAAGCTATCAGGTATAGGAATGCCTGCTTCCTTGAGATGCAGACCCTGGGCAAGCGCCATTTGACGCTGTGTGTCGGTGTTTATGCTGGCTGCGACAACGCAATCATACTTGCCGAAGTACTTATTGTAGAACTGCTCTGATGGCTTCTCTTCTATAATCCGCTCAACTTTACCAGGAGTGAAATTACCTTGGACAAGCTTTAATATAAGTCTACCCAGTAAACGTTGCGAGTAATCAAGTCTATCAAAAAGGCCTTGTAATGCCGATAAACCAGCAGTCTGTTTAAGAGCAGTTAATATACCAGATTTATCATTAACAGAAAGCCCTAACATCTCTTCAGATATTCCAGCAATCTGGTTGATTTCCTCACCCATGATCTTTGATAATTCAATTGTGGTAGGTGGCACTTGCGGAGGTGGTATCTGTTGAACGTCAGTCATCTGTGCTGTTGATTTAAGAGCTATACCACGGCCTTGGCCATATTGGAATACATCTTTTGGATTAACAAGAGCATCTTCTTTATATATCCAGCCAGTATTCTGGACCGATTCAAGCATATCAAGTTCAATAACTTTTCTACGGTTATAGAGATATTGTGCATCACGAAGACCGCGAACAATACCCTGTAACCGTAGATGATATGATGGTATCTGTGGATTGTAATACGCAAAAACTGGAACGAATGGGTAACAATCTAGTTCAAGGCGGTCGTCATACATGACTCGGCCTTGTATAACTATTGCTAAATTAACCGTAGGAACCATGCATTCTACAGTGTCAACTTGTGGATACATAGCTTTAAACTGAGTAAGCTTCTCATCATCATCTGATGTCCACTCAAGAGTCTCTCCAGTCTCTGTATCTACAAGCATCTTCTGTTTGCGATATGTCTTGTAGTAAAACTCATCGTACGTTAGTAATTTATTAAAGTCAGCTTGGTAATTCTCAGGCATAAACTGGAACTTACCATCTTTATTTCCCGTTCCCCGTAAACCTTCAATATCTTCTTTCTTGTCCGGAAGCAATGATATACATTCAGCTGCCGTTAAATATGTTCTCTTCCAAATGTAATTACAGTCTGATAGATCTTGTTTCCTAAAGTAAGGATCAATAAGAAAGCTGTTGTAGGCACAATTATCAATCTTTATCGCTCCACTTATCGGATCATTACGATAATCCATCCAGACCTGTATAAGATTCATTCCAGTAATAAGAGCACCCTCAAAGGCATCAGAAACAGATTCTAATATACCTTCTTGCTTGTCTAACCACATGAATATCTTAGTGAACTGATCTGCTGTAGCTTCATCAGAATTCTCAATGGGCGTAAACGTGATAGATTTCCTATCTTGTCGTTGCTTACCCGAGATCATATTGCTTATACGCTGAATACGGTTGAAATTGAATGATTTACTCTGATTAAATGGCATCCCTGCATAGATTGCTCGCCATGCATCTTGATCACCACAATAAAAACGTAAGTCAGTGTCAGCCTGTCCCCAATAGACCTGGTTAATCGTAATCGCCTCTGTATAGCTACGATCCATTAAATCTATGATGGAACGATATTTAGGATCTTGGTATTGAGATGACTCAGAAAATAACATTGGCATCCCTTATCTATAATTATTGTCATTTACACATATGTATAGAAAGAGTCTAGAAAAGGTTTTACCTAAACACCAAGAAGTTTATGAAATTAGGGAAATATGAATGACGCAACTTTAGTATCCACAATATTACAACTAAACAGGTTTAACCTGTAAAATAATCATATTTCCCATAGATTGCTATATCACATCTTTGCCCATTGGTGGCTCCACATCAGGGAACTTATTCCACTTCATATTAATTCTTTATCTTCTCCAGGTAAATTCTGTAACAACCATATTAACTGATAATAAATTGAATCAATTTCAGTAATGTCTTCTAGTTTGGGCAAACGTGCCCAGTATTCAGGAGACCACGTTTGCCCAACATCATAACCAATTGTAAAACTATAAAACTTCTCTGTATGCAAAAAGTAAGCCATCTCAGGCTTTTTACCTTTTCTATAAACAAGTACATGGTTAGATATTGATCCCGGGAGTCTATCTTTAACCGAGATCCACTCCATATTATTTTTATTTTCTAGGGACCCATCCTTATATAGTTTCATTTCCATCATCATCCTCTCAAATCAGTCATGAAGCCTGACAAACTAAACCTACATAAATGAGTTTTAATTATTTAATAAAGGGTTAAAAAATACCAGACTTCATGCTTTCTGACAGTTACTAGTTACTGTCCAGTTATTATATCTCTCGGTGATGATTCTTCTATCTGTAGTTTTCGAGAATCAAGCCTATCAATAATCTTTAACAATAAACCCATGTCGATATCCTCATAAAAAGATTCAATCTCTACCTGTGTTTGGGCTAATACAGTCTCAAAATAGTCTACAGCATCTAAATTTACAGGTATTTCATAATCTAACCAATAAACAACTTTACAGGCTCTTTTTAAATCCTCATGCAATGATTCATTTAAACTATAGGAAGAAATTGTCCAACCATTATGCAATGACCAATTTCCTGCTGCCCCTAGATATTTATTATTACTCTTTAAAATGACAATATAACTCTCATTCATCTCAGGCATAATATCAGAAATACTGTTGCTATTAAATCTGCGCCATATATTTTTCATAACTTTCCCTTCTTAATATGGTGTCTCTCTAAAAGGCCGTGGTAGATCATGTTGGTAAATCTTTTCTTAATTCTTTCTTATATTTTTCCCAGCATTGAATATCAATAGCCTGACAATGTAAATAAATCCAATCTTCATGAGGTATTAAACGTTTCATAAGAGGTATCATCTCTTTGTAATAACGAGATCGAACTTTATCTTCTACACCCATAACCAAATTAATAGCATCAAGGTTATGTGCATAAGCTGCAAATTTCTTCATAAGATCTTTTAAATTATCATCTATCTTTTTTGCAAGATCATCTATCTCATAAACTTGTTGTGAAGATCGCAATCGTCTATACGCTATATATCCCAAAATAATAACAAGAAAAAGGAATATACTTAATACAATAAGCTGCAAAATATAATAAAACTCATTGAAATGAACATTATAGTTACCTGCATCTATTAATGACATTTCTTACTCCTTCTTAATATGGTGTCTCTCTAAAAGGCCGTGGCAGATCATGTTGAGTTCCGTAGCGTGTCTCTTGATAACGCCTCTCTAATTCTTCTGGCGAACTCCCTTTACCACATTTAGGCAATGATAATGCCATATAACGTGTTGCGTCAGAAAAATCGCTATGCTCGTTATGGAGCGGCTTTTCGTTATATACTTTGCGTTTATGATCGTATTCTTTACGGTAATTCTCAAGAGCTTTAATCAATCTCGCGCATTTCTTTTCATCTATCCAGCATTTGGGCAACATAGAACGAACTGCTTCAATTCCATCAAGAACACTCAATTTAGGTGCAATATGTAAATTAAGCCCCAGAGAACGTGCCTTCTCTAATCGGGATACACCAGTACCAAGTTCACGCACTTGTATGTCATGAGGGGCAAATATTTTGCCATATGTGTATGGTTTAGAATGTAAATGATTAACATAATGCTCAAGTCCTTGAGAATGGTTATCATAACAATCTATTATGTGTATAACAGATCCAATAATCTGAAAAAAGACAATACAAGTAGAATCCTTCATGCCCAGGTCAAAACTACAATGAACTGGATATGCAGGCTCCCAAGGAACTTCCGATATTCTATTCTCTAACCGCATCTTATCTATATAACGACCGTAATAAGAACCTTCTATACCCATCGAGAAGTCCGTCCAATATTCTTGACGGGCTAACTCTTCAGACATCTCACCATTATGTATTTCTCTTTTGATCTGCTCAACTGAAATATGAGCTGTATCATCAATCGTTAATTTCTGACAATACCACTCAGGACTATGTTTTGCTATTTGATACAAATCGTGAAAATGATTATGACCACGTGGTGTTGAACATACTATAACAACCCCATCATTAGCATTCAAAATAGGCCTAACAAATTTATAAGCTCTATCATCAGCAAGTGCATACTCGGAGAATATAACCATCACTGGATTAGTCCCAACCAGAGAAGTATCATACGTATCCGACCCAATAAACTGTATAATCGATCCATTAATAAGCGTAATCTTCATCTCCTGAACATTCTTCTTATATACAAGCTCTGATGGGATAAAATCTAAAAACCGCTTACCATCTATCGTTATAGAATCAAAAATTACGAGACGTGCTTGCTTAAACGTAGGTAAACAATAAAAATAACTACCAACTCTTCGCAATGCCGCTTTAATTACTAAATTGAAGATCGTAAAATCTTTTCCACTTCTTCTAGGCCAAATAGTAAATATCTTCTTAAAATTATCTCTCTCAAGGGCATTTATTATACCTTCTTGATATTCTCGCGGTTTGAATTGATTGAGTTTTATCTGGACTTCAATAGGCAATTTAAGCATCTTTCTTATCTTTACCAGTTTTTGTTCTAGCATCAAAAATCTCGCCAAACAACTTAGTCGCAACAGCGTCCTTCTCTTTAGCCTTGAGATCTGCATGAAACTCTTCTGCATCTTTGAAATCTTTATGAAATTGATAAAGCGTATGTCTAACAGCAGGCCATACATAACTACCCTCTACAGCTTTACGATAATTACGATCGCCTAGAATAGCCTTAGCTTCGTCTTTAGCTTCATTAAGAAGAGGCCAAATTGAAGGGTATTTATCTAAAAACTTTCGGGGCGCTTTATAATCATCGCAAAACTCATTTACACGTACAGCAATACCCTTATTCTTGGTAGCCCATTCATAAAGATCATCACAAACGTCTGCAATAAATGCGTCTGGGGTCTTACCTGGCCTCCCTTCTCCCGTCATTAGATCATAGTATTCACGCAGTTCACCCCAGGTCCTTTTAGGAATGAAACGGTTAGGCTCCTTTTTTGTTTTCGTGCTAGGCTTATTAATCTTTGCCATTATCAACCTTTATTATAATAATAAATTGCGACACAGCTACAGACACAAAATAATATTAAACTTAAAATACTTAAATAAACAGATAATGAAATTATAAACAAACTGGAATCTGGCAAATAGTAGGTTATTGGCCCTATTAAAAAAGCGACAAGAAACATTATGCAAGCAAAAAACAACGCTTTATCACTCCATGAGTCTATTTTTCGACCTTTTCGGTAATTATCCATTCAACTCCCTGATAGTAAATTCGGTTCGTGGATTATTAGAGTACACTTTTTTCTTAAACACTTCACTAACGAGTGAATCGTCGTGAAATAACCCTGCATCTACGCACAAGTCTAACGTCATTTTTTCCAGGTTATCTACGTCCGGACGATAGTACATATAATCATTTTCTTTGATTTCATTTACACGGGTTTTTGCTATATGAAAATAATAGACTATATCCATGCGCAAAGGTCCTTGGTATTCTGGTCGGCCATTGTGCTGAGAGGTCAAGCTAATTGAGGCAATTAATTTGATTTCTTTCTGAGAATCGTAGCAGCGTCGGCCTCCAGTTTTACTAGATATTCTACAGCGGGCTAACGGTTTTGGATCTCCAGTTAAGACATAGAGCAACGGTCTTGAATCTTTATCGCTTGAGTGTGACATTGCAATACTCCCTTTAAATAGTATGGCACACAGTTCGATTATCGTCATAATTTTATATATAGCACATAAAGATAGGGTTGGAAAGTTGACGATTATCGTCAGCGACGAGTATCGTCTTCAAAGGGGGGCAGCACCATACTGACACCCCCAGATCATCATCTATATTAGTCTGTATGGATTAACAAATTGGGTTATTCTGCCCTCTTTGACTTCATAATTTATCCAGTCTTGGCCTTTTTTAGAGTATTTCCATGCTTCTACGGTATAATATCCCTCTTTGTCTGAAATATCTTCGGGCCTTTTAAATGGCGATGGTGGTAAATTCAGCTTTGCATTAACGGCCTTAAAGTTCTCGGATTGTTCCCAAGCAAATACTTTTGCATAGGCTATTACTGGATCTTCATTCCTACTAGCTGAAAACTGAGCAAAGAACTCATCTTTTTCCTGTGGAGTGTTACGAGTCTGCTCAGCATTATCATCGCTTACATTTGAATTGTGATACGTATTTGAGTATCCTTCTTTTTTTGCGCGATATTCTTTACGCATTTCGTCATAACGGTTTATATCCAGGCCGAGTTTACGAACCATCTCACGATTCTCTTTAGCAATAAAGGCAACCATATCCTTGTGTAGCGTTGCATCGTCTTTTCTGTTTATGGTATTTGATTCAAGCGAAGATGTTCCCGGCTGGGACATCGTAGCGTTAGGTGTATTATCTACAACAAGAGAAGGATCTGTAAAAGGTGAATTCTTAGGGATATCGCATTTTTCTTTAAGTTTGAATGCCCAGTCATAGCGGATATTTATTTTTTGTTCAGCGCTATATCTCTTGCAAATAGCGTACAGATATCGTGCTCGCTCTTCTGGTTCTGGTTTCTGAAAACGATAAAGTCCCTTAAAAGCATATTCAAGCACAGCTTTAGGAAACACTGAGAACGTTATCTTACCGTTCATGGTTAACGGTAGTGGTATTTTCTCTATGTAATCTGGAATGAGCTGAGTTGTTTTTATTTCATTCACTGGTTTCTCTCTTTTTGCTACTGGTACTGGTTGCTTTTTACTGGGTTCTCTCTTCGTATAAAGTGACTTTAGAGTTCTAATACCAGTACCAGTAATACCAGTACCAGTATTTAGATAAATACTTGAATGAATAGAATTTAATAGTGTGACATTTTGACAATCCCCTTGATTAGGAGCTGGTTCTGAGTCCTCAGTCCTAAAGAACGACTTTAATATGCAAATAGGCAAATAGAAGAACGTCTTAAAGGTATGCTTAAGACGTTCTCTGAGTAGTGGATTATTGAATATAGAGTGAGTGAAATAGAGGTTGCTTTTATATGGTCTTCTTATAACTTCAATAAATCCATATTCTTTTAATAACTGTATAAGCCTGTTAACTGTTTCACGAGATAAGCCAACATTACGCCCAATGCGCTCTTGACCAGCATAATACTCATCAAAACAATTAGTACCCGCAAATATAGCATTCAACGTGCGAATTGCACCCGGACTTAACTGCCTGAGTATTTTCTTAATAAAAAAAACTTGGAAATCTAGAGATTTATGTGTTTGTAGTTGACTTATGGTGTTTGTTTGGTGTATCATAGACCTATCTATCTTTTAAAAAAGCTAACGTAAAGCGAGAAACTTTATGGCGTTAGTTTTTTTTTGTTTAATTTAAATTACTTAATACCTTACTCTCTACCTGTAAAAATGTAAAGAGCTGGTATTAAGTAATTTTTTTTATTTCACTCTTTCAATCTTAATCCAAGAGACATTATTCTTATTAATTAGTTTTCTTCCTGTCGTAGAAGCTGCGTCTGTGGCCAATTTATAAACTAGATTTCCTGCTTGGGTATATCCTACGCGTCCTAACGGTAAACTAAAGAAATCGTTTTCACCGCTCAGTAAATCGTGTACTACAGCTGTAGCCATCTCTAAGGCCTGCCCGTAATACAACGCATCTGGCTCTTCTTCTCTATCAATGGATGTGTAAATTCTAAAATCGAAATCACTAGACTCTGCGTCATTAAACTTAATCCAAACCGAATGCGTTAATTCAATGTTGTTCATTTATTTACCTCTAATTCTTCTGTGCTATAATAAATCAACTTTAAATCCTGTTGGTTTAAATGTTTACATACCCTCAAGACTCAGCACCTTTTGTCTTGGGGGTTTATTTAGCCTGCCCGCCATAGCTTTAGCGTCGGCTGGGTACTCGCTTCTTATCACTTAACCGCTTTTTCTTCTTCGCTTAAAAACCGCTCGACTTTAAGGAGAGTGCCATATTTAACACGCTGGCAGGCCAAAAGCCTGTTAAGAGTCATAATACTAATCCCTATATCAGCCGCTAAGAGATCTTTATTTGTTAATGTTTTATTTGCATACGCCTGCAGTCGACTCCTATAAGTCTTCAATAACTCCGAATCCTTGTCATTTAAAATCATCTTGTCTCTTTCAATCTTTATGTATTATATAGTTGACATGTAATAATTATAATGCTATCATGGAGGTATGTCAAGGTTTAAAGCTATAAAGAACAAGGGAATGATAATGACTCAAGAACAACTAGATAAACTTAATGAAGTAGTAGATAAGAAATTGCGCCCTCTTAATACAGTTGAAAGGTTCGTATTTGAACGTAGCAAAACAGAAGAACTAACAAAAAATATGTCATCGCAAGAACTTGCAATACAAATATTTGAAGTATTCAATGAAGTTGAAGGATATGACGCAAATAAACCAGTATGGAGAACTATTCACATATTAATATGTGAACTGGCTGATCGAAAGGAATAATATGAGAGTGAAAATTGATTTAGAGTCGAGAGCAATAGGCAAATTTAAAGTAGCACCCAATTATTTGTGTGTTCTTGGAATTATTAAAAAAATTGCTTATTTACCTAACGACACTGATATAGATAGGGCGCATTGCGTTATTTTGGTTAAAGTTCCACCAACACTATGTATCACAACACTTCCACTGTGTGTTGCCAATATAGATGAAATAAACATAAGAAAAATAAAGCTTTATGAGGCTGGGGATTATATATCATGTTGGGTGGGTCTTACTTGTTGTGAAGACACAGGTCAATTATCTGTAACTATTGTAGACATATACGATCATACACAGGACGAATTGAAAATGGCAATTGAAAGTACCTTTGAAATGTTTGATAAAGCAAGAGAAGATATGGAAGAACAGTGGAAGAAAGTCCTAAACGCTAAAGAACAAAAAAATTAAGTCTTAATGATCCACAATAAAACAAGGAAAATCATGAATAAAACTATAGAAGTCAATTTATATCCAGATCATCGACAACAAGACCAACAATGGATAGATCTCGCAGACAAACTCCATGAAATCAAGCAGATGCTTAAATTCTACAAAGCTGAGGAAAGTAAACATCTTTCTAAGCTAAAGGCTCTGTCCAATAATAAAGATTCAATAGGGGGCAAGTTTGTGTTTACTATG